ACCTTGAATTTTAATTCTATCTACTGTGTGATAACCAAAAGAAACAGAAGTTGCGAATGACGCCGAGCGTTGTGCCACCTGCATTGAACCGTTCAGAATAAGATTTCTGTTTGACAACGACGATTGCGAACCAATCAGTGCGGCTAGTTCTGCTGCTTTACTCATGCGAGGTCTCCATGTGCTTGAACATCATGGTCATAATTCTGTGGGCCATCAGAGGTATTTCCTACTTCTACCGCTATTAAGGATGATGTACTTCTGTCAGAGTTTCTAGTAAGGATTTTACTCAACGCACCAGTCCTAACCATACCTGACTGACTATATGTAACAGCAGAAAATGCGGCAGTTAGACCATAACTAAAGTCACCGTCACCATGGTCTGTGCTGCTACTCATGTTAAATGAATTTGTTCTTACTGCATCTGCTTCAGCATAAACCCAAGCCTTCGCACTACCGCCAGCCACATATGTCATAGCTACGCTGTTGGCACCAGAGGCATCCTTTAATGTGTTTACTCTAAGTTCGCTTGCCATAACTTTATCCTAACAAATAGCCATACCAAAAACTCAAGTGTGAACTTTGGTTTGCTGTTACAGTTCCACCACTCTCTTGGTAAGTCTGAAAAGATGCGGTGTCCCCTGCATCTAACTGCATCATGCTCTGAGTCGCATACGAAATGCCGCCATTTGAGGTGCTACCTAAATACAAAGTCTGTGAACCTCCAGTTTGAGCATCATTCTTAAATATAGATGCAATGCCTCTGCCTGACCCAACCGATGCAAAAAACTGACCGTAAAAATAATAAACACCATCAACAGGCGCGGTGAACTTATATGTTCCTGTGTTATACCCACTACCGATATTAAATACGGCAGAGTTAGCTGGGAAAATAGTTTGTGTGCTAGTTGGTATTGTCCAAGAGCCTGTTGATACGGCACGGAATGCTGGCTTGGCTGGCTGAAGAACACGTCCACTGCTATCAATCGTTAGCGCAGAAGTTCCGTTTGTATGTGATATGTTTTCTACTTTTAATACACTAGCCATTATGCAAGGTCTCCATGTATTAGTGGTCCTATTTTATCTTGGTCAACTAAAGCACTTGTATCCGTTCTATAAGCATATCCTCTTGCAGAAGATGTTGTGTCATAGGCAGATGCGGTTGCGCCAGTACAAGGAGCCACAGTATTCACGTCTGCACTGGCTAGGTTATGATAATTTACATCTGCCATACTGTTTGTAAAACTGTTATTTATAATTCCTACAGCTATGTCAGAAATTGAACTTATGTTAAACGATTTAAGAATTGCGTTTGAAGCTGTTGCATCAACTACAGAAAATGCTTTAGCCGCAGTCTGTTTAGTTAGCGTTACAGCAGATGTACCATCCTTTGCCGCAATGCTATCTACATTCAATACGCTGGTCATACGATACTCCAATATCCATTAACAGTGACGGTAGCATTGTCCTGTGTAATAGGACCTGCACTCACGCCATTTTCATCTGCATCAATAGTAACGTCTGCCGTTATGCTTTGACCATTCAAGCGGATAATGCTGTTGTTACCTTTAAATGGATAGCGTGTGTCACTCTCTGTTACTGTGTAGCTGTTGGCTACAGAGAATACATCATAGGCTACCATCTCGACTACATCACCTGATGATGCACCTGTGACCAACACGACTGTTGTACCTGTAGTGGCAGTGTAGTCTGTTCCCGGCTTGAGTAGTACACCGTTCTGATACACGTCCATGTACAAGCCATCTTGATAGGTAAGCACCTTGCTGTCAGAATCACTGCCAGAGAAGCTAGTCTGCCCAGCAGTAGCCTGATATATGAAACGGTTACGAACACCGTTCTGTGGGGATTTACCTATGTATGGCATTATGCGAGGTCTCCGTGTACTGCAATGCCATTGGTAACATCTGCCAGAGCATCTGCATCATCATAAAACTTTAATTGAATTGTTGTTGTGGTTCTTGTGGCAATAAGTCCGTAGCGTTTTGCCCAGTTAGAAGGGGTAGCCGATGACTCAAAGTTTGCAGAACTTATTGCAGACGTAAATGTGTATGTATAGTCGCCAGTGCCATTATCTGCACCACTTGCTATATTAAAGCTGTCAACTAATGAAGCGTCATTGCCAGCCAAAACCCAAGCCTTCGCCAGCCCCTGCTGCAAGGATGTCGTGGCACTGCCTTCACCAGTAACAGTGTTACCAGCACCAATGCCTTTATTAATGACCTGTGTCAGTGCCACGACTTATCTCCTTATGCGTATGGGCTATCGCCAAGTACAGCCGTATCCCAAGCTGCCTTGAGTGCTGCAATGTCAGATGCTGCATCAATAGCTGCGTCTGCTGGTGCATCACGAAGAGCATCCTTTGCAGCAGCAATAGCAGTTGTGCTAGTACCAGCTTCCAGTGCCTTCATCAGTTCCACGTCCTTTGCTTCAAGCAACGGCTTACGTGCTTCACGGATTTTGTCCTTGAAGATTGCTTTGGCTGCATCCATATCTTCTGATATGACTGAACCACTCAATGACCATGCACCACGGAAGTGACGGTCAGCAGGGACAGTTGCAGTTGAAGCATCAATCTGATTCCCGTCCTTATCTACGATGTATGTTTGTGCCATTAGGTTATCTCCTCTTAGGCTGCTAAATCAGTGACTGTTAATTCTTCAGTTATCTTCCAAGCGTTGCGCCACTCTCTTGTGCTTGGTAACTGTTCTTTGCGGCAGATAACCATCTTTGGTTTATTGCCTGTATCCCAGTTCTGCCATACAGATGCAGGGCAGTCTTTCATAATTAGGTATTCGATTGCCTGTTCTTCGGTCATAGCATCAATAGGCTTGGTGTCATGTAACAGGTAGCCACGAGTATGCTTCTTGAAGTCAGGCTGTGCTTCATCTTTTGCTAGTTCCCAATACACTTCGACAGGAGGCAGGATACCGCCTTGTAGCGCACACGCCATCCAGTTAGGGTCAGGAACCAATATCTTTGCACATTCATCAACGCTGTCCTCATAAACTACGCGATAGTCTGACTGATGACCTTCTAGGTTTTCCTTTGCCCAGCATAGGCGGTCGAATAGGTGTGTGCCTTGAAACTCTGGGGTCACTGTCATGCAAGGTCTCCGTTAACGGTTGTAGGCACATTAGAGGAATCAAATAAAGTTAGTTGGGTACTTGAACCTGCTGTTCCTGCCGCGTTACCTATACGGATACGATTAGCTGTGGTTGTGACAACAGAGTGTTTTATTAAAATATTACAGTAATTACTTCCAGAACTACTATGACCGCCTTGACTATAAAATGCATTTGCAAATGCACTACTATAAGCAAAGCTAAAATCTCCTACCGCGTTATCTGTTATGCTACTTACATTAAGACTATCATTTATCGTTGTATTTGTAGTTTGATTAATCCACGCCTTCGCACTACCCTGCACAACGTACTGCGTATCGAGCGAACCTGCGGTGCTATGTTCTAGGGTATCTGCTTTGATTTTTCCTAGTGCCATTATGCTAGGTCTCCAAATATTGATGCACAGTTTACATCACGTTCAGTGGTAGAACTTGAATCTGTTCTAACCGTAGTTAAAGTAACAGAAGATGTCGCTGGGAAAGTGTTAGTAAGCACTCCAAGCACACAAGTAGTGGTAGAAGCAACACCAAAGTTTTCTGTCATACCAGTTAAAGAATAGTTTCCATTAGCCATACTACTAGACCAGTTTAACGTAAAATCACCAGCCGAATTATCTACAATGCTTGAGAAATTTAGGCTATCACGAGCCGCTGGTGTTCCCGTTGCATCAAAATTGACCCACGCCTTCGCCAGCCCCTGTTGCAGATTGGTGGTCGTGCTATTACCTTCGCCTGTTACAAGAATAGACCCAGCAGTGCTTGTGCCAGTGAGTTTGTTTACTAATATCTCACTCATGCTAGGTCTCCGTGAACTAAAGTTGCATTAACGGCTCTATCACGATACGTGCCACCAGAATCTCCAACTACATATCTGTGTGTTGTTGTTGTGGATGCCGCCCTTGAATTAGATACTATGAGGCACTCATTACTGTCATTATTACCGGCACTACCACCAATTACTTGTGTAGCCGCACTTAAAGCATTTGTGTAAGTGACCGTTGTGTCTCCTGTTCCATTATCTGTGATACTTGATACGTTAAAACTACTTTCAAGAGAGTGAGATGCGTTATGTCGTTCCCAAACCTTCGCACTACCATTCACCACATAAGATGTATCCAGAGAACCTGCGGTGCTGTGTTCTAGGGTATCTGCTTTGATTTTTCCTAGTGCCATTATGCTAGGTCTCCAAATATTGATGCACAGTTTACATCACGTTCAGTGGTAGAACTTGAATCTGTTCTAATCGTAGTTAAAGTAACAGAAGATGTCGCTGGGAAAGTGTCATTATGCACTCCAAGCACACAAGTAGTGGTAGAAACAACACTAAAGTTTTCTGTCATACCAGTTAAAGCATAGTTTCCATTAGCCATACTACTAGACCAGTTTAACGTAAAATCACCAGCCGAATTATCTACAATGCTTGAGAAATTTAGGCTATCACGAGCCGCTGGTGTTCCCGTTGCATCAAAATTGACCCACGCCTTCGCCAGCCCCTGTTGCAGATTGGTGGTCGTGCTATTACCTTCACCTGTTACAAGGATAGACCCAGCAGTGCTTGTGCCAGTGAGTTTGTCTGTCTTTATCTCACTCATGCTAGGTCTCCGTGGATAACAATATTGTTATGCTGACTATCTACACCTGAATTTGCGCTGGTTTTTGAAGAAGATGCATATTGACTAGCTGTTTGCAAGTCGTTCAAACTTTGGGCAAAAGAAGAACCACTTGCCGATTCTCTTACAGAAACAACAGAAACAAAGTTTGCATCACTCATGCTATTTGTTGGGGTATAATAAAGCAAACCTGCGGAAGCATCTGTAATAGATGTGACATTAAAACTGTCGGTAATACCTACAGAAACTTGATTAGCATGGCACCAACCCTTCGCCGCACTCTGCTTAGTCAGCGTAGCCGCACCGCCACCTGTACTCTGAATGGTATCTGCTTTTAATGTACTCATAGCGTCACCAATGTCCCACCGCTTTCAACGGTTAATGTAACACCAGAAGCCACAGTAAATGGACCAGTAACATTGGCATTCTCTGTGGCTAGTATAGTGATGTCAGATGTAAGTGATTGTGCATTAGTACGGAACAAGCCACCGCCCTTGAAGTTACCCTTGTTTTCAGCAGGTGGTGTAATCGTACCCGCTTGTGGGGCAAGGTAGTTTACAAATATGTTGTCAGTGCCACTAGAAGGCGCGGCAGTAAAGGTCAGGGTTACACCATCAGGAATAGTGTAAGCTGATGCAGCATCCTGTATAACACCGTCTACAGAAACCAACACATCCTGTGGGGATGATACAGTGGTGGTTAGTGTAAAGGTTGTAGTTGAGTTATCACCATCAAACTGCTGTACAGCTTTAATAGCCTGATACGAACCCGGAACTTTTTGACCTATATATGGCATACTTTTTCCCTTACGAGCTGATGGTGTCGACTACGGAAACCCATACGTCTGCGCTACTCGCGGTATCACTCTGTACTTTCAGTACGTCACTTGCCTGCATCACAACCTTTGCGCCGCCATCAAGGACTTGCAAAGTAGAACCTACAGGGATAGGGGCATCTTTAATAATGTAATAGTCGTTAGACCCATCATTAATAAATACATCCATTAGAATCTGTGATGTTGTAACATTAGCTATGTTGATACCAATAAGCGCATCATCGGAGTTAGCCGTGCGCATAGTTACTGGGCTTGTGCCAACGTTCCGTGCAATGTTTCTTTCAAAATCCTGAGCCATGATTTCCCCTAATTATTAAAGCGCAATTGCCATAGCTACGGCAAATCCGGCTGTTGCCGCTGGTAAGTTAGTAAGTCCAGAACCGTCACCTGTAACTGCTGTTGCCGCTAGAGTGCCAGTGACATCCACGCCTGTGGAGGCGGTGATGAGTTTTTGTTGTGCGTCAAAATACAAACGAACCCCACCATCAGCACTAGCTTGTAAGTAATATTCTCCACCTGCGTTCTTCTCTAAAGCTAAATCTGTTGCACGAATACGCAAATTGCCAGTGCCATTTTCCTGAATATAACTATTCGACCCATCGTGGTAAATCTGCAAGTCAGACCCAGCACCAAAGATAGCCTTGTCGTTGTCGCCGAAGGTCAGGTCGCCTGTCATTGCATCACCAGTTACGGCAACAAAGTCTGTGCTGTCTGACGTAGCTGCTGTACCAAGCCCC